CACCAGGAACGGGGCGTTGAATCAGAGCATTGATTGATCTCTTCGCATCACGGATTTCACTGGCAACATCCATTGCACGTGTTGGTTCAGCTCTCTTTGGTAGAGCAAGGCGGAAATGCAGTCCAGCGACTGGTACAACTGGTGCAGATACAGGATTGAGAATTCTTGGGTTATTGTTGATTCTACGAGATACTGCTTCTAGGAATTTCACAAGAGCAATGTCTTTCTTTATCATTGGACCGACCGCTACATCACTTGCCATACGGCTGACCCAGCTATCAATATCCTCGACACGTTTTGGCATTCCCTCAATCTTGAATCCGAATTTCTTCATTACAGCTACAAGAAGTTCAGGGTTTGTTCCTGTAAGATCAGACTCTTTGAACTCACCAGCTTTCTTTGCTATTAGAACACGGCAACCCTCGGGATCGTTGGCAATGATGCATCTAGCAACTGCCTCAGGATCAACAGGAGGAATTGCAACACCGTCTTGTTTGAATACACCATCAAAACTTATAACATCTTTGTCATCAAAATATGAAGCCTTGGCGAATGATGTTGAACCGATCGCTGATGGTTCGGCTATCATATCAGCAACTAGTCTGTGAATATCAAGTCCAAAACCATTTAATATTGAGTGTCCTGCAGGAAGAGGACGAGCAGGAACTTTGGATACATCAGGAAACCATTTAATATCAGTTGCCTCAGCAAGTGTTGCTCCACCTAACTGGAACATTGGTCTTAGACGTTCCTCGACTTTCTTCACGAAGTCGACAAAGACAGGGTGCACTTCATCATCAGCGCAACCTGCTTTGTCAACGTAGAACTTCGCAAGTGCTACACGACAAACCATTGGATCTTCGAGTGTCAGTCTCTCTTTTAGTTCAACTGATTTGCGAGGCTCGATGACAAGTGTAAAGTATTGGAATGCACGGTTGTCATCGTCTTTTCCAATGAGTGCTACATTAACTGATTTAGGATCTGACATAGCGTATATATTATCCAACAAGAAAAAAATATTATTAGTATAAATTTCGAATGAATTATATTTCAAAAAAAATATATTATATTCTAATTAATATAAAATAATGCTTTCCAGAAATGCTAAAATTCTAATCGGTATTATAGGTCTTCTGGTTCTAGTCATTGCGTTTATGATGTATAAGAAAAAGGAACACTTCGAAATTGTTGGCGAAAAGATTGTCTTATATCATTCACCACATTGCGGACATTGTAAAGCGATGATGAAGGAATGGAATATTTTTGCAAGTAATAATCCAATGGCAAAAAAGATCAATTGCCTCGAAGAAAAATGCCCTGACATTGATGGATTTCCAACAATAAAATTCCATAAAAAAGATGGAAGTTTTGTAATATTTAATGGGCGTGAACGCACCGTAGTAGAATTTAAAAAATTCGTTGATGCAAATAAATCATCATAATTTATGATATTTACGATAAAGTAATTTTCCTAATTTAATTAAACTTTCTTTTTTCTCATTATTATTCCAATTATTTTTTGGAATATCACGAATTCCATTGATAGCACCAAATAATCCTCCCGCAATAGAACCTATTGTATCAGAATCAAAATTATTAATCATCGCATAAATAATTAACTTCTCCCAACTATCTTTAGCATCAACTAAACAATCATATGCAACAATGACAGCGCTATATCCTGATTTTCCATATTTTGACATATTATCATCGAATAAACTATTATAAAACATTAATCTCTGTATGAAATTTGTATTTGCTTTTGTGATAATTGGTTTGCCTTCCTTAAAACGGGCTTCATAATATGATTTCACATTCTGAATAAATGTTTCATATGCAACAACTTCATCTGCATTATTCATATCTATATTCTTTTTAATTTTTTCCGATGCTAATATTTCTGATAATAACGGCATCCATTTATTAATATGAATGTCTTCAATTGCAAACGCTGTCATCAATGCAATAACAACCCCTCCCATCCAACCAATAGGATTAGTATGCGTCATTTTACTCGAATCAATCGCATATTGAATTAATTTCTCTCTATTATCTATTCCACAAAATGCTAATCCAATACAATGACTTCTCATCGCAGCACCATTTCCTCCACCTCGTGCATCAAATGGGAATTTTTTCCAATCATTTCCTTTCTTTAACATATCATAATGTCTTTTAGTGGCATCACCAATATATCTGTATTTTTTTTTGATATCATCTTCAATAATTTCATCACATGCAGATATTATTTTTTTGACAGTTATTTGATTTAATTCTTCATCACTTTCATATTTTGATGTTAAAGAACTCGCAATAGCAATATGTAAAATAGTATCATCCGAAACATGCCATCCATCTAAATTAATATTATTAACTCCACCTAAATTTATAAACTCATATAGTTTTTCAAGAGTATCACTATATGGTTGATTATTTGAGAAGAATTCCCAATCTCCATTCTTGAAACCGATTGTATCACCAACAGCATGTAATAACATAGTTGCAATATATCTTTCTTCCATTCACAATAATATAATAACATATTTTATTATTGATAATTATTCAAATTACTTATTTCGTTTATTTAGTTTCGTTTATTAATATTTAAAAAAATCACATACGGATAATATAATGGAACAAGAAACTATGTGCGATGTTAATAAATCTACACAACTATCAGATAAAAAAACACTATATGAAATTATAGGAGTTAGTAAATCAGCAACACATAATGAAATTCGTATCGCATATCATAAATTAATTAAAAAAATTCATCCCGATAAAAATACAAAAGTTCTACATATTAATGTGGAAGAAATCAATAATGCATATGGAGTTCTCAAAGATCCAATGAAAAGAAGTAATTATGATCAGACACTTAATTATCGCAGATCCAAAGATCCAGATTTTGTTGATATGAAAAAATCAGCAATAGATTTTTTTAAATCACATGATAGTAATGCACTATTTACATCTAATTTAGAAAAAAATCTAATAAAGGCACAAAAGACTTTTGAAGAAGAAATGAAAATTTTAAATATCAAAACAAAAGCAACAGAAGAAAATCTCAATTCTATTTCTGATTTAGATTATAGAATAAGAAATTTAGAAATTACTCGCAATCAAGAAGAAATTGAAACTCTTCCAGATCACGACGAACCACTTTCTCATTTTGATATTAAAAAATTCAATTATGAATTCACATCTCGTATGGTAAATACTCAATCAGTTATAAAATATGATGAAATGATGCCATTTAATTATATTTCTCAAGCACAACTAACTGATGTAGGACAAATTGATACAGAATTTGTTACTCCTATTGACACACTTACTGATATTCAAGGAAATCCAGTCAATGATGTGTTTAGTGTTCCATCAAATATTTGCGATGATAATGAAATTGATTTTGAAGAATTTAGAAAACAAAGAGAATTAGAAACTAAACAATTAGATAAAATTTCTAAAAAACCAACATCACGATATGTAGGTGCAAATGGTCACAATGCAAATATGTAAATACATTATTCTACGAAATCGTGAGTATAAATTTTATTATATCCAATATCATGCAATTTATTTTTTTCAACCAATGATAAATCAAATGTTATTGGCGCAACATCACCTATTTCAATACATATTATATTTTTCATTCCTATTGGATTGATAAATTCAGCAAAACCATAAATAACACTATACATTACATTAATCGCATAATCTTCAATATTTGTAATTTCATGCTTCTTACATGAAGGTTCTGTAATACAAATACCTAATACATCTTCTTGAACATGATCGAATTGTCTATATGGAAAATTATCAATACATCCTCCATCTACATAAAAACATTCATTGAATTTTACTGGTGTAAATATAAATGGAATCGATATAGACATTCGAACTGCTAATAAAACAGAAATATTCGGATGTGTATTATGTGAAAAATATTCAGTTCGACGTTCATTGACATTAACTACCGTAATTAATAATGTTTTTTGTGTTTTTTCATATAATTGTTGTAATGTAATGTCGTGTGGTATTTTTTTGACTGACATAAATCGTAGTAATGTTTTTTCTATTTTATCCCCATTATCTAATCCATATGTTTTTAAGAATGTCGGCATATTGAATGATTTTAATTTTGATAAATCGAAAATCTTGATAAATTCATATAATTCATCTGGTGTATATCCAATATTTATTAAGAATAGAATCAATGCACCAATTGATGTTCCCGCATATGTATGGATATGTTGTAACATATCAAGTTGTTGTAATGCATTTAATGCACCAATCAATGCAATTCCTTTTATACCACCGCCACTTAATACTAATATTTTTTTGTGTTTGATATTTGGTACATAAAGTGGAATATATATATCCTGTTCATTATCTTCAATTAATTCATTTATCTTTTTATTTAGTATCTCAATAATTGGTATATCTAATTTTTTATCATTCATTAATATATTTTACATATATGTGAAAAAATATATGTAAAAACTCATTCTATGTTGATTCAATAATTTATAATTGTAAAAAATTGAAAAAATGAATATCTTGATAAGTATTTATTTTTAAGTATTATACAAAATAGATAATGAATACTAATATGACAGTTGATGTTAACATGAATGCCAATCTTAATATGACAGTTGATGTTAATATGGATGATGAAGGTAATATGGATGATGAAGTTAATATGAATGAAACTATGGATGTCAATATGGATTATGAATGTATCAATAGATGTTTAGTATGTGGCATTGATATAGGAGAATGCAACCCCAGACAATACTGTTGTAAGACATTTTGTCCTATGCAATTTGAGATGAATAAAAGGAAAAGGATTTGATTGAAATAACTAATTATAAAATGCCAAACCAGCCATTCCACTACGAACACGGAGGAAATTGATTGATTTATTATAAATCCCAATTCTTAATAATTTTTTTTGTTTACCAACCAGTGCTATTACATCATCACGAAATTTAATATATAACTCAACATATCCAATTTTTCCTGTATTTGCGACACCAGATGGTTGTTGTTCTTCTGGACGAATGGAAAAACTATAGACATTAATACCATCATATAATGAGGTGGTGTGATGAACTATCCGTTGAATACAATTATAATATAAAATATCTTTTAATGGTTCTCTCTGTCTTCCATTAAAACGAATTTCCATTGAATCAATTGGATTAACATTATTTATTGTTGTCTCATATGAACCATTAATCATTTTATACTCTTTTGGTACAGAGACTAAATAATTATTCCATTGTTTTTCTCCATTAAGTAATGAACCATTAATATATTCATCCATTTGACATACAATAAATAATTCTTTCGAAGTACCACCAAAACATAATTTAATAGTTTTCTCTGTTTCTGTCGATAAATCAACTAATATATCACCATTATATTGTATCGTATCAACTAATATATCCTGTGCTAATGGAGCAATTCTCATTCTCTCATCATGATCAATATAAATATAATCGGCAATCATCTTACATTTTAATTGAGGAATTTTATTGAATTTGGTCATCGGAGCCCAATAAGCAACATCTGTTAATTGATGTAATTTAACTCTAATTGATACATCTGTATGTTGTAAACAAAAGAGAGGTAATGATGCATTATAAAATTTACTAAATGAAAATGTAATTGGAATAAATAACTTATATGAGTATTTTTTCTTATTATTATAGGTATATAATTCAGGTACATCACCTATCATTTTTTTGTATCCTTGTAATCGTTCTCCTGTTGTTTCAGTAGATGCTTGAATATGCATATATTCACCATTATATTTATCAATTACAGCATCACCAATTAATAACTCAACACTATCAATTAAATAATGTCCTATTTCACGAATCCACGCAAAATTAACTTGTTCTTTATTGTATATATTTCGAATAATATCTTCTAATGTTGAATATTTAACTGAACCGTTAATAGATGTTAATGTATATGGATGAATTCTATCAATAATACTTAAACAATTACTTTTTTCTGTTTGATAATAATTTAATAATTCTAATGATGTTGCATCAATTGTCTTTTTGAATAATGGAACAATATTTCCTAATGTCGAAATTTTGATGATATGATCCATCATATATTTAATAAAATCTGTCATAACTGTAAAACTATTATAAGTATTATTAATATTTCCCAAATCATTATATAAACTCGTTGGTGTAATCGCATTTGAATTAGAACTATTATCACTGTAATATGGAATACCAAAAAGATCCTTCATTTTAACGATTTCATATGATACTTTGTCTCGTACAATATCATTATACCAATCATATAAATTCAATGATGAATTAAAAGGATTAGTTATGGAATTTATTGTATTTAAAAAATATTCAATAATGCTAACAGTTTCTGGATAAAATCCTGTTTCAATATCTAAAATAGATGATATAATGTTTGTTTGATACCAAGTATAACGTGTTGTATCATCAATAGCATCATATGGATTAATTCTTAAATCTCGTAATCTTTGTGTCAGTGTTTCAATCAAAACATCCATCGGACCCATATAAACTCCATTTGACATATTGAAAAATTCAAGTAATGGAAGCATATTATTATTTAATAATGCTAAAATATTTGTATAAACATCATTATATGTCTTTGTTGAACTAATATAAATACTTTGATTATTATAAATCTCTTTTTGCAATTCGATATAGATTTCAATAGGATATGTATATTTATATTTGGATGGCTCTAAATAAACATTTTTAATTTTAAGTATCTTCCCATAATTATTGTATCGTGTTAAATCATTTTTATATACATCTATCATTAATTGAATTAATTGATAACCATCTACATACATTTGATTTCCATAAACATAAAAATCACTATTTGAAATAAATTGCGCATTAACTATCATTAATGGATTTCCAATATTATTATAAATTGATTGATTGGTAACAGTTTGATAATATGCATTATAATCATTCTTCATTTGATTCAATAGATAACACGCCATACTGGTTATACCATCATATGGTAAATGATAAGTTTGAATATTATCAACACCTGTATAAAATAATTCTGGAACATTTGCTTCCAATATATTCGTTCCATTTATACTAAATGTTGTGTAATCATTTAATCCGATACACATATATGCAATTGCTACATTATCAATATGTTGTTTCAGTAATAAAGTTTGTGTATCCGTCAATGTCCAATTACTTTTAGAAACATCAATATAAGCTTTTAATGATTCAGCAAATGTTAATGTTAAATATTCAATTGGATTTTGATCTAATATCGGATTAACTCTTCCTGATACAGGATCAATTACTGTGTATGTTGTATATTTCTGAAAAATAAATGTTGCTAATCTATCACCATCATTGATTTTACTATTTAATCCATTTGTCGCATTCCAGATAGTCGCACCAAATGGTTCTTGTGTAACATTACTAATATTTTGATAAATTAATTCAGTATATGATGCTAATTCAAGACTGATAATGATTGATTGTTCCGCTGTCATAATTGCTTCTAAACCAGTCCACATATGTAAATAATCTTGTTTTAGATTGTCTTTGATAGAAGTTGATAATAAATTGATACATTGTGCAATGTTGTAAATTATTTTTAAACTTAGCGGATCAACTTTAATTTCAGTTAAAACAGTTTCATATCTTGTATCTGTATTAGTAAAAAAATTATTAAACATTGATTGCATTCTTGATTCTTGCGTATGTGCATATAATGAACCATCTGTCATTCCTATTTGCGAACCACATAATAAAAGTGTTTGTTCTTTGATGTAATCAGTATATGATGTAGAATATAATGAATTTGATGGAGTATGCATAATATATCCCGCAAAATAATCCCATAATCCAGTTCGTGATGCATACGGTAAATGATAATAATCTCGAGGACAATTGATAATCGATTGAGTTGTATCAAATACAGAACTAATTAACGGATATGGTTTATAGTAAATTAACTGAAAGTAATCTGGATTAGATGATACAATGTGACTAAGAAGTTGATATATCATAGATAACATTTCAATATTAGGATTTATGATATCAGATATACAAGTTCGAATTGCAGAACCAAGATCACTTTGAACTACAGTAATATGATCTGTATTACCAACTAATGATGTATCAAAATATGTATTATAAATAAGTTTATAAACTGCCGAATTTGTATCAATTGTATCTATTTCATTAGATACTATTGTATCAAAGAATGTTCTCAATGGTAAAACAGAAGTACTCGGAATAACAATTGTATTACAATTCTCGACACCATATAGTAATTTAACATTTGAATCAGTAAAAATAATTTTTTGTAATTCACTATAAACTATTTTTCTGAATGTTTCGAAATTATATAATGGTAATGGCATTGAAATTAATTTCCAAATAATCCCATCATATGTTAAAATATTATTACTATATAATGAGCCATCTTCAACATATACACTGAAACCTGACGTCGGTATTCGCTCAATCCAATTTATTCCATCCCAAATATATAAATAGTTTATTTTCCAATTATTTGCTGTTGATGAACTAAGATAAATTTTACTTAATGAATCAGGAATTACTATTGATGGTAATCCTATTGATGGATCATATAGTGCATAAACAGACTTTCTCCACATAGTTCCATCATATAATATAATGGATGGTGGATTATAAATTTGCCAATTAGTACCATCAAAATAAACATATCTTTGAAAATATGAAGAATAATTAATTCCATCAGCAATAATATAATAAGCCATTCCATAAACTGGTGTAATATCTTGCCATTGAACTCCATTCCATTGATAGATATGTGCATAAGTATATTCATATGGATAAACATTTGTAGCACAAATATAAGTATCTCCTGTCTGAGGATTGATTGGTAAAGATATTCCATTCGGAATCTCGGCAAAGAATCCTAACGCAAATTTAGATAATCCTGTATTTTCATAGAATACATCTGATGGCATATTAGACATACCAGAATCTAAATGCACGCCATCATAAATTGATGGTGATGTTTCATTCCAAATACTATTAACATATCGATAAATAATTTTCACAATCCATCCACGATTGGTCGATGAAGAAATATATCCATCATTTGCACTTGCTGATGAAGGTATTCCATTAATAGGATCATAGAATGAAATAATATTTCGTGGAGTATCGTACCACGATACTTCTCTCGGTGTTAATTCTCTAAGATCTTTTTTATAACTATGTAAATATAAATATTGATTATAATAATCATGTTCATCAATATATGTCTCATTATCCAAAAATAAATTTCTATTCGCTAACAATAATTCTAACATAAGATCATCAATATAATCATCTACATTCGTATTATATGAATCTTTGTATTGTTGTGTTACTGTATTAATAACTTTTATAAACTCGTCATCTTTTTCTAATTGTCTCGTTAAATAATCAATCTGATCATTGATCATTCCATTTGTCTGTCTGGTTAATCGTCCATTAATATATGTTAAAACTCCAACGACTTGAAGAAATTCATCATTCGTTATTAATACATCTTTATTTTTAGCATTATAAGACCAAGTTATTCCATATTCCGATAGCATTAATGCTAATTGTTGATTTGTCAATGGTAAATATGATATATCAATTGTTGGTAATTCAATTAACATTGTTAATCTGCTAACATAATCAGCTAATTTCTTGAGAGGGCAATTGGCGGTTGAACCAAAAGTTAATTTATTATTAAAATTCATTTCTGTTTCTGTCTTTGAAAAATTTGTATGACGACGATATATTGTTTTAAATAAAGTTATTTGAGGACTATATGATATTATATCATCCTCCTTCCCCTTTGCAACTAATTGCAAGAGACCCCCTGCCATATACCATTATGATACATTTAATCTTTATGGTTTATTTTTGTTATTGAAAAAATTTTTTATTGTTATTTATAACAATAAATAAATATTTGTTCTAAAAATACTACACGTATGCCACATTACCCATTCCGCTAATAATTCGCAAGACATTATAATTTAATGCAAAAACAGTTAATGTATAATGTTCATCATTGTCATAATAATATGGATCGATTGTCATTTGAAATCTAACTTTTGGTAGTCGACTCATATTACAAGAACCTGAAGGTTGATGTTCTTTTGGAAATAATGCAAACCAATAACTATTAATTCCTTCAACAGGAGTATTCTCTGTATGCATCATTGGTTGTAAATAATTAAAATAATTCGATGGTTTTTTATCAATACGATTATAGTTATTAAATAATAATTCTGTCGTTAATACTGGATTTGTTCCATTTAATTCAGTAGTATATGTTGTCCAATTACATTTGGTATGTCCATCTGGATTTTCCAGAAATTTATTTCTTTGTAATACCCAAATTAATCCAATACAAGGATGTTCGAAGTCTAAATCAATTTGGTAATTCTTATCAATCAAATAATCATCCCAATGAAATTGTAGTTGTTCAATTAAATATTCATGACTTGATTGAGCAAACTTTCGTCTTTCATAACTATCAAGGAATATATATTCAATCAGTAAATTTGCTTCCATATCAATTGATTTATTTTCTAAAATATCATCTAATGAAACTGGAGTATTAACATCATCACCTTCAATATATGCACATTCGCTAAATTTTCTAAACTTTACTCGTAAATTAATATCATTATATTGAAGAGCAATCAATGGTAATGCTAATCCACTATAACGACAAAACCAAAATTGTAGTGGAATTGTCATTGTATATGTAGATTTTGTTGTTCTATCAAATGTTGTTAATTCTGGTATATTCCCAATAAGACGATTATATGCTTCATCTTGTTCTTTCTTTCCTGTTAATTGATACCAAATATCAAGCCATAAACCATATTGACGATCAATTTTATTTCCACCAATACTTATCTCCGTATAATCAATTAATGAATGTCCTAATTTATCAACCCAAGCAAATTTATAATTAATACCATATGCTTCATTTAATGCAATTTTTGCATTATTTAATTTATCATAATATTTTTTATCTAATTTTTTACAATTTTCAATAAGATAATTAATGATATTCATCGTATCTTCTTTATCAACATTACTTGATAATGGTGTTGGTGTCCCCCAATAATATGGAATTGACAGAAGACATATATTTCCTAATTGAATACCTGAATTACCATTGACATATAATGTAACATTATCATATCTATATAATATTCCACCATTAGTCAGTACCTCTTGTTGTTCATAATTAAAATCATCCATAATCAGTTGTTTGAATTCCGTTGCAGATGATGTTGTTTCATATGCATTAATTATTGTAGTGATAACATTCATCATTTCTTGAGATTTGTAAATATTATTTGATGAATAGAATTCATATGCTGAACGATAAGCTGATATATTAGAACTCAAAAATGTTTTAACAAGATTATAATCATATTGTAATTTATTGACTTCATCTGTTAATTCATTGATTTTTTGCTGATCCAATGTTCTAGTATATGCAAATTCTGGTATTTTAACTTCCAAATAAGTTCGATACATTAAATCTCCAATTTTTGGAATAACAACATTACTAGTTGTACCAAAACCTGTTGTATCATCAAAATTAATTCTAATAGATTCACTTGAAAAATTTGTATGTCTGCGATATACAACCTTAAAATATGTTATTTCGGGATTTCCCGTCAAATATAAATCTTGACTACCATATGATACAATTTGAAGCAGACCACCTGCCATATATCATAAGAATATACAAAATATTTATGATTTAGGCATATGAAACTTGATTTATTTTTCAAAAGATTATAATCAAAGCATATAATAATGAATATTTCTGAAATAGAATATAATGGAAATAAATATGGAGTATTTATTGCAATGTTTAAAAGACATAAAATACCTGTTATAATTGATGCAATTGATATTTTATTACTGAAGTCATTAAATTGTAAATGGCATTGTAATATAGAAGGGTGTATTACAGCAAATATAATAGATCCGATACAACATATTAAAAAAACTATAAAATTACATAGAATTATTGCTGGTGCTATTTTTAATGAAATTTATCAACTTATACCAAATAATTCTCCTAAGAAAATATCACATATTAATCGTTTATTATTAGATAATCGACGAGAAAATATTATAATTGGTAATTCGCCTCTAAAGACAGTAAAGAAGAAAACACGAATTGTTAAACTACCAGAAGACTCGGGTATATTACCTGATGAATTACCATCATATGTTTGGTATTCTCAACCAGATAATACACATGGAGAACGTTTTATTATTAAATTAGGTGATATATGTTGGAAATCATCCAGTTCAAAGAAAAATTCACTAAGATATAAATTAGAAGAAACAAAGTTTTTTTTAAGTAATCTAAAATTATCAAGACCAGATTTATTTAATAATTCATTAAATGGAGATGTGTCAAAAAAAGGGAAAATATTACTAGAATCATTTTATAAAATTGTGTCTAATTGTGGTTTCGAATTAAATCATATTTCTAATTATTCTATAACAAAAAAATATTTATGTCGTCGTAAATTAGTAAAATGCGAGGAGCATATATTTCAAAATAATATAATAAAAGAACAAACAAAATTACGAAAATGTCCAATAAATCAAATCTTTTTACAGAAATATTGTTATTATTATCGTTCGACTAAAAATCGGGGTGAATGTTTTATTGTACGGGGACATCCTTTACAGAAAAAAATTCAAAATAACAAATGTTGGATTAGTTCAACATCACGAAATGTTTTAATAGAAACAAAATATAGTCAAATGATACAATATTTGGATAATATCACACATTTATATCAATGATTTATTATTATAACATAAAAATTGTTATATAACTATATTTTAGATAGATTATGGAAAATCAACAAGACATAAATGAATTAAATGAATTGAAATTACAATATAATTTATTACAACAAGAGTGTCTTATGATAAAAAAAAAATATAATGACGAGATTATAACAAATAAAAACAATAAATCAGAACTAGTTAATTATATGAAATCAATGTCAAATAAATTGAAAGATTTACAAAATAAATTAGACATTTCAAATAATGAAATAATAAAATACAAATTAATTATTGATAGAATGAAATCATTATTGAAAATGTGTTTGATTAGTATAGATCCAATATCCGATAAAGTTGAAAGTTCAATATCACGAAATATAATGAGTTCTTCGACGATTGTTATGAGCAATAAATACAATACTGAAGAAAAATCCAATATGTCAAGTAGCACAACTAACTAATTAATTATTTTACAACATTGTCTATTGTAATATAGTTTTATGTATATGTATTATATATAAATGTCCGAAAATCCAGAGCAATATTGGAAAGGTAAATATCTAAAATATAAAATGAAATATTTACAAGAAATGAAAGGAGGTAAATTGACATTTGCTCGTTGCGATCAATGGGCGCCACAAAAATGTGGTTTAGATTGTGTGAAAAATACACATATTTTATTACAAAAAGATAATTCAGGACAAGAAATTCCAATATGTAGTGCATCAACTTTATTTAGTGATTCACAAAAAGCAACTGTTGATGATTTTATTAAAAATATTTTACCATATCTTAAAGTAAATGGACAACATCTTGAAAATATTGAAGAGAATATGTCTGTCATGGGTGCAGGAACATTTGGAATATCTATTTATATCAATGATATATTGATTAAAATTGTTCGTATTGCGAATGTTGATGAAGTTATAAAAGAATTAGAGATTAATATCATGCGAGAATATGAAAAAAAAACTACCAGAGAAAAAGCACGAGATAATGCAAGAGAAATTATGAAAGAAGTTGTTAAGGAAATTACAGAAGAAAATTCCAAAGGATATGTGGAACAACCTGAGAAAATATCTACAGTACAAACAAATAAAGAAATATTTAAAGAATCTTTGAAGATATCAGCAAAAGATATTATGAGACAACATATAACAGCAAAAACTAGTGAAACAGCAAAAGAAATTGAAACTATGTTTGATATTATGAAATATCAATACAAAAATAATGTCAATATTATGCCAGATTTTTACGGATATATTACATCATATTATAAATTTGATGATTATGCTCATAATGGATTGACAGGAAGGAATAATAAATATATTTTATCATCTCTTCCAAATAAATCTAATGTTACTATTGAATTACCAATTGAAACATATATTAATCCAGATCCATCATTATTATTTATCATACAACAAAAAGCAACTATGAATGCAACTAAATATTTCAAACAACAAATTACAAAAAATGATTTGATTGCTAATATATTAAAATTTACTGAGGATATTATCGATACATTATTACATCTTCATCAAATTGGATATATTCATATGGATATCAAACTAGATAATATTGTTTATGATGCTAATAGTAAATCATTTAAACTTATTGATTTTGGATTATCCGAAAAATATGAATATTTTAGCGAACCATTATATTTGCGCAAAGGTACTCCATTGTATTGGATTAATACTAATTTTGAAACAACAAAATCATTTTACTATGATTGGTATTGCTTATATCTCTGTATAATGGAATTATTGTATCAAATTAGAATAGATGAAGAAATTGGATTTTTATACAATGTCGCTGTTGATAATATTTTAACAATTGATAAGGAAGTAAATAAATTTGGAATCAAAACGGTTGAAAGAAAATCTTTGCATACTTTACATAAAATGCTTAGTGGATTATTTAAAGAAAAAACAAAAGATATGTATAATCTTTTTACATTATTGGAATTATCACATTATCAACAATTAATTAGTAATGACGCACATTTATTAAATGAAAATGGACAACTCTTTGATTATAAACCTAAAGATCAAGAGGAATATGAAATGTTAATTAAACACGTGTTAAAATTATTCCGTTCTCGAGAAAACACAATAACTCCTGTGAAAAAAAGTATTGTTAGTTCAACTAGAATTGAAAAATGAAAAATAAATATTAATACATTAAAATTATTATGTTTTAGTATATTAGATTAGATGGGAAAGAAAAAGAAGCAACATAACAAAATAATTCCAACTGATAACAATGATGGACAATGTACTGTTCAATTTAATTGTCCAGTTGTTATGATTCCAAAAAAAAATGATAAAACATATGAAAACTTACTCAAAGAAAATAAAATTTTACAAGAACAGATTACATACATATCAGGAGAGAAGTTTCAAATAGAGAAAATGTTGAGATGTAAAGATAATGAAATAGTTGAATGTAAAAAAACAATAGAGTTCTTACAAAAAGAAAATGAAGAATTGAAACAACGAATTATACATTTGGAACAAGAAAATATTAGCATTAAAACAAATAATACAGAAATTAAAAAAGAAAATGTAAGAATGGCAAAATTAGTAGATAAAATGTATTCTCATAAAATATTAAAAGTTTTATTGATAGTTATTCAGGATATTAATGATTTTCATAGAATAGAAGATGGTTCAATTGAGCCATACAAAACATATATTCAAAACATTCATACAGAACGAATTAAAAGTGCGCATTACATTTATGATAATGATAATAAGTCAATGAAAGAATACAAATGTAAAGTTGCATTGGAAAAAATTAAAGAATTTATTGGTGATTGTAAATTAATAATGGATAAGTTGAATCAAAAAGCGAAATATAATATGTTCACAGAAGAATTCATTAATTACCTTGAAGGATCTGTATTCAAGTATAATCTTTCACAATATGAAATGAATACAGTGGAAGAATGGTGGGAAGACCAATTGTAAAATTTATTTATAAAAAATGAAAAATCAAATATTAATATATTAAAATTATTATGTTTTAGTATATTAGATTAGATGGATATGAGTAATGTTTCACAAATTAAATTATGCATGGTTCCATTACAGGAATATGAAAAAATCTTTCAAGAAAATCAATCATTGAAAACACAAATTAATATTTTGACAGGAGAACGCAATCAACTTAAAACATTACTCGATGAGAGAGACAAAACTATTGATGAATTAAAAAAAGAAAATGCTGAATTAAAACAAAGAATAACTCTATTAGAAGAAGAAAATATCAAACTTACTAAACGAATAGTTGTTTTAGAAGATGATAATATTAATTTGAAAAAAGAAAACATTGAGTTGAAGAAAGATAATGTTATATTGAAAGAAGAAATTGTTGAATTGAAGAAAGAAAATGTTATATTGAAGAA